GGGGACTTCAGCAGCCGGGAAGATTGAGCACACCCAGCACCACCATTCCACAGCCAGGAGGCCGCAAGGTCTGGCGAGAGGATGATCCAATGACGTTGAGCGAGCTGATGGCCCGGCTGGAGAAGGCCAAGGCCGACTGGGGAGACATAGAGGTCGGGTTCTACCTGAGCCCTGGCGCGACATCATTCGACACGGTGAGCGACATCGAGCGTCTCGACGTGAACGCATGGTCGAAAGACTGGAAGGATCGTCCGCCGCTGCCCGAGAGGGTTGCCGCCGTTCTGTGGACGGAAGGCGAGGCGTTCCGATGACCGGGCGCCCCAGCGACTTCACCCAGGAGATCGCCGACGAGATTTGTGCGCGGCTCGCCAAGGGGGAACCGCTCGCGCAGATTTGCCGCGACGAGCATATGCCCGCCGTTCGCACGGTCAGCGATTGGAAGGCGAGGCACGAGAGCTTTTCCGCCGCCTTCGCGTGTGCGCGCGAGGAAGGCTTCGACGAGTTGGCGGCCGAGACGCTGGAGATCGCGGATCAGGTCGAGCCGGAGAAGGCGAAGGTCGCAAAGGCCAAGCTGCGGATTGAGACGCGCCTGAAGCTTCTCGCCAAGTGGGACCCGAAACGCTACGGCGACAAGCTGGACCTGACGCACGGCGGCAAGCTGGCGATCAGCCACGAGGACGCGCTTGACGCTCTCGGATCGTGAACTTGAGGTTCGCCGCCGACTCCGCGACGACTACCCCCACTACGCCAGCCGCTGCCTCCGCATCCGCAGCAAGAGCGGCAAGGTCGAGGCGCTGAACCTCAACCGGGCGCAGGCTTACGTTCACGAACGGCTGGAGGCGCAGCGGGAGCGGACGGGCAAGGTCCGGGCGCTGATCCTCAAGGGCCGTCAGCAGGGAATGTCGACCTACATCGGCGGCCGGTTCTACTGGCGCGTCACGCATCGCAAGGGCTGTCAGGTGTTCATCCTGACGCACGAGCAGGCGGCGACGGACAACCTGTTTGCGATGGCCAACCGCTACCACGAGCATTGCCCGGAACTGGTCAGGCCAGCGACGGGCGCGGCGAACGCCAAGGAGCTGAACTTTCCCCTGCTGGACTCCGGCTATCAGGTCGGGACGGCCGGAACGAAGGCGGTCGGCCGGTCCAAGACGATCCAGCTTTTCCACGGGTCGGAGGTTGCGTTCTGGCCTCACGCGTCCAGCCACTTCGCCGCGGTCATCCAGGCGGTGCCCGATCTGCCCGATACGGAGATCATCCTCGAAAGCACGGCCAACGGCGTCGGCGGCGAGTTTCACGAGCGCTGGCAGCAGGCCGAGGCCGGCGAGGGGGACTACGAGGCGATCTTCGTCCCGTGGTTCTGGCAGGAAGAATATCGCCGCCCTGCCGAAGGTCTGATCCTGTCCGACGAAGAGGAAGAATACCGGGCCCTGCACGGCCTCGACAACGAGCAGATCGCGTGGCGCCGGGCGAAGATTGCGGAGCTGAAAGACCCGCTTCTGTTCAAGCAGGAATACCCCGCCACGGCGGCGGAGGCGTTCCAGCTCTCGGGCCATGACAGCTTCATCAAGCCGGAGTCGGTGCTGAAGGCCCGCAAGGCGAACATCGAAGGGATAGGCCCTCTCGTGATCGGGGCGGACCCGGCGCAGATGGGCGCGGACAGGTTCTCCGTCTGCTGGCGTCGCGGTCGGCAGGTCGAGAAGGTCGAGAGCAAGTCCAAGCTGGACACGGTGGCGGGCGCGAACTGGCTCCGCACCGTCATCGACACGGACAGTCCGGCGCGGGTGTTCATCGACGTGGGCGGCTCGCCGGGCGTCTATGATCTGCTGAAGTCCTGGGGCTACGCCTACGAGGATGGCGGGGTCGTTGTCCCGGTCAACTTCGGCTCGGCCCCAATGGACCCTGTGGAGGTTCTGCCGGGCGGGACGAAGCGGCCGGGGCCGAAGAACCGCCGGGCGGAGATGTGGAGCCGGTCGAGGGACTGGCTGGAAGAGGAAGGCGGGGCGGACATTCCCGACCGGGACAGTCTCCAGTCCGACGCCTGCGGCCCGTCCTACCACTTCGACACGAACCAACGGCTCCTGCTGGAGTCGAAAGAGCATATGCGGTCGCGCGGCGTCCGGTCGCCTGACGAGTGGGATGCGGTGGCGCTGACATTCGCCGAGCCGGTCCACGAAGAGATCGAGCGCCGCCGGACCACGCGCCGCGCCTTCACCGGACACGGGGGTTTCATGGGATGACCGACGACCTCCTGAAGGAAGCGCAGGACGCCTTCGCGGAAGCCTCCGAAGTCGATGGCGACAACCGGCGTGAGTATCTGGACGACATCCGCTTTGGCCGGCTCGGCAAGCAGTGGGATGAAGACCTGGAGAAAACCCGCCGGGAGGAGGGCCGCCCGGTCCTGACAATCAACAAGCTGCCGCCGTTCATTCGGCAGGTGGTCAACGACGGTCGCCAGAACAAGCCGCAGATCAAGGTGCTGCCGCAGGACTCGGGGGCCGATCCGGAGACGGCGGAGGTTCTGTCGGGCCTGATCCGCAACATCGAGGTCAGCTCGGACGCGGACATCGCTTACGACACGGCGCTCGACAATGCGGCGTCGGGGGGCTTCGGCTACTGGCGGGTGAACCTGGCCTATGCGTCGGATGATAGCTGGGATCAGGACATCGTCATCGAGCGGATCGCCAACCCGCTGAGCGTCTATGGCGACCCCTACTCCGACAAGGCGGACTCGTCGGACTGGAACGTGGCGTTCGTGACGACCATGCTCTCTCGGGTCGCGTTCAAGCGGATGTATCCGGGCGCGGCGGAGGTGGATTTCGGGGCTGACAGGTTCCCGACCGGCTGGCGCGAAGGCGACAAGCTGATGGTCGCCGAATACTGGAAGCGGGAGCAGGTCAAGAAGCAGATCACCATGCTCTCGGACGGGCAGGTGGTCGATGTCGAGGCGTTTGAGGCCAATCTGGCGATGTTCCAGCAGGCCGGGATCATGCCTGTGGGCCAGACCCGCGACGTGCTCTCGCACAAGGTGGTGCAGCACATCGTCAACGGCGCCGAGGTCATCGACACGGTGGAATGGGCGGGGCGCTGGATACCGATTGTCCCGGTCTATGGCGAAGAGGTGAACCTCGATGGCAAGCGCCACTTCCGCTCGCTGATCCGGGACGCCAAGGACGCCCAGGTCATGTTCAACGCATGGCGCACGGCCTCGACGGAGCTGGTCGCGCTGCAACCGAAGGCGCCCTACATCGGCAAGAAGGGGGCGTTCAACTACGACATCGCCAAGTGGGAGACGGCCAACAGCCGGTCGTGGGCCTTCATCGAGTATGAGGGCAACGACGCTCCCCAGCGCCAGCCCTTCGCGGGCGTGCCGGCCGGGGCGCTGCAAGAGGCCCTGAACGCGTCGGACGACATCAAGGCCATCGTCGGCATGTATGACGCCTCGCTGGGCGCCCGCTCCAACGAGACCTCCGGCCGGGCGATCATGGCCCGTCAGCGGGAGTCGGACGTTTCGACCTTCCACTACGTCGACAACCAGTCGCGGGCGATCCGCCACACCGGCCGCATCCTCATCGACCTGATCCCCAAGGTTTACACCGAGGATCGCGTCATTCGCACGCTGGGGCCGAAGCTGGAGCCGCAGGAAGTGCAGCTCGGGACGCCGGAAGAGGCCCAGCAGTCGCGGATGCTCAGGGAGCAGGCCGAGAACGACGAGCAGCGGGCCGCGATCCGCCGCATCTACTCGTTCGGAGTGGGCCGCTACGACGTGGCCGTGACCTCCGGCCCGAGCTTCACCACGCTTCGTCAGGAAGCGGCCGATCAGATGATGCAACTGATGCAGGCTTACCCGGCCGCCGCTCCGGTGCTGGGCGACCTGTTCGCCAAGAACCTCGACTGGCCGGGCGCCGACGAGATCGCCAAGCGGCTGGAGTCGCTTCAGCAGGGCGCCGGCGGCGATCCCGAGGCGCAACAGATGATCCAGGCGCTGCAACAGCAGGTCGAGGCGCTGGCGCGGGAGAACGAGGCGCTCAAGGCCGACAAGTCGCTGGAGGCCGAGAAGGTCTCCATCGACGGCTT